TTCTTAGTAACCATTCAACCGCCTGAGCAAAACTCTGAAGCACTTATTAACTTAGTTCTTGGGTATTTGGGAGGACTAGCAAGTGCGGTTATTTCGTTTTATTTTGGCGCTTCTAACACGCCTAGCAAGGATGACTAAAATGCATATATCAGATGAAGGATTAGAACTTATTAAACATTTTGAGGGCTGCGAACTTGAAGCATATTTTGACGCAGTTGGCGTTCTTACAATTGGATACGGACATATTAAAGGTGTTCAAGAGGGCGATAAGTGGACGCAAGATAAAGCTGACTATATGTTGCAAAGAGAACTTGAAGAAGAATACGAGCAATATATTAACGATTACGTACACGTAGATCTAAATCAACAACAATTCGACGCTCTTTGTTCTTGGGTATATAACTTAGGACCATCTAATTTAAAATCTTCTACTCTTTTAAAAAAATTAAATAATAAAGAATACGATAAAGTTCCAGAACAAATTAAAAAATGGAACAAAGCTGGCGGCAAAGTTTTAGCTGGATTGGTTAGAAGACGAGAAGCTGAAGCCTTATTATTTGAAGGTAAAGATTGGCGCCATATTTAACATGCCTATCAAGCTAAGAAAAAGCCATTCTATAAGAGATAAGGCTACTGGAAAAATGAAGCAAGAACATTCTTATATGAAAATGGCTGATATTAAAGAACTAAAAGAATTGCTTGAAATGCCTAATATGGGCCCAAAAGTAAAACAAAAAATCAAAAACGAAATTGAGAGAAGAAAAAAATTAGGAGCTTAGATGGCGCATCCTTCAGCAAGAGTTGCTCTTGCGGGTGAATATCTAGCAGCATCATTTTTGTTGCGATATTGCGACTCTGTCATATTAGCTCCTGAAGGTCATAAATCCGATCTTATTCTAGATCATCAAGGACAGTTTTATCGCATACAAGTAAAAACAACTAATAGCATTTATACCAAAGATAGTAAAAATTATTATCGTTGGGACTTTCGTTCTAACGCAGATAACAAAAGAAAGAATAAAATGCTAAGATATGGTAGCGGGCAAGTAGATATTTTCTGCTTAGTTGCCTTGCCAATCGATAAGGTTTTCTTTTTGCCTTTCAGCGAAGTTGAAAATTCTGTCGCCAAAACTATAGAAAATTTAAAAAATATTGACTCTAAAGAGTCTTTAATTAAAACTTTATTAATATTTAACAAGATACCAGAATTGGAACCGTTGGATGGCACTACAGAAAGCAGTATTTAGACCAGGCATAAACAGAGAAGGAACCGACTACGATAACGAGGGTGGTTGGTTTGACGGTAATTTAGTTCGTTTTAGAAAAGGCAGGCCGGAAAAGTTTGGCGGTTGGACTAAGATAATATCTAATACTTTTTTAGGAACTTGCAGAGCTTTGCACGCTTGGATTGCTTTGGAAGGAACTAAGTATCTTGGTCTTGGAACAAATTTAAAATATTACATACAAGAAGGTTCTGGCTATAACGATATAACCCCTATTAGATCTACTACCGCTGCAGGAGATGTAACCTTTGCTGCAGTAGATGGAGATGCAACTATTACAGTAACAGATACTGCAAATGGAGCAGTTCAAAACGATTTTGTTACATTCTCAGGTGCAGTATCTTTAGGTGGAAATATTACCGATACAGTTCTCAATCAAGAATATCAAATAGCAACTATTATAGATGCCGACAATTATACTATTGAAGCTAAAGATACAAGTGGCAATACTGTAACCGCCAACTCTTCTGATACAGGCGACGGAGGAGCTTCAGTAGTAGGAGAATACCAAATCAATACAGGTTTGGATGTATATGTTAGTTCTACTGGATATGGCGTAGGTATTTGGGGTGCTGGAGCTTGGGGATCATCAACTCCTTTATCTGCATCAAATCAGCTAAGACTTTGGACTCACGATAACTACGGCGAGAACTTGATAATGAATGTCAGAGGTGGCGGCATTTACGAATGGATTGAAAACAACGGCGTAACAACTAGAGCCGTTGAATTATCGCAAAGATCTGGAGCCAATCTAGTTCCAACTGTAGGATTACAAGTTATTACTTCAGAAACCGATAGACACTTGATTGTTTTAGGAGCTGATCCAATTTCAGGAGGTGTAAGAACAGGATCTATTGATCCGATGTTAGTTGCATTCTCCGATCAAGAAAACGAATTAGATTTTGAGCCTTTAATTACGAATACTGCTGGATCTGTAAGACTTTCCTCAGGATCTCAAATTGTTGGCGGTTGCAAAGCTAGACAAGAAACACTTATTTGGACAGACACTTCTTTATATAGTATGCAGTTTGTTGGTCCTCCTTATACATTTGCAGTTAACCTAATTAACGAAGGAGCTGGTTTAGTTGGACCAAAGGCTTGCGCAACTGCTCCTAACGGTACGTTTTGGATGAGTAACAATAACTTCTACGTATATAACGGATCTGTACAAACTGTTAGATGTCAAGTACAAAATTACGTATTTAGCAATATCAATTTAGATCAAGCTTATAAAATACACGCTTTTACAATTAACGATAAAACTGAAGTAGGCTGGTTCTATTGTTCTGCTAACAGCGACAATATTGATAGATACGTTCTTTATAACTATACAGAAGATGCTTGGTCATATGGTCAATTAACTAGAACTGCTTGGTTAGATACAGGCGTTGAGCCATATCCAAGAGCAGTAACTAACGGTTATTTATATCAACAAGAATACGGTTTTGACGCAGATGGATCGCCGATGACAAATGTTTATATTCAAAGCTCAGACTTTGATATAGGTGATGGCGAGAGTTTTCAATTTATTAGACGACTTATACCAGATTTTAAATTTTTACAAAATGAAAATGATTGCTCTATTAATATAGTTTTACAAACTAGAGATTTTCCAGGAAATTCCCTATCAATAGATTCAACCAGTTCTATTAAAAGCAATACTGGTCAAGTCAACGTTAGGGGCAGAGGAAGACAAGCAGCGCTTAGATTTGAATCTGATGACGACGCTACAGATGATGGTAATCTAGGTATAGGTTGGAGATTGGGAGCTACAAGGATAGATATCAGGCAAGACGGTAGAAGATAATGGCTAAACTGCTGCCAACTAGATTACCGTTAGCGCAAGGAGAAACTGTTTCTGCCGACCTTTTTAATAGACTTGTACGTATTTTAGAGATAAACTTAGGAGCAGTAGATCCGTATAATACTTTAGCTATATCGACTACTCAACGTGATCAGCTTAATTTTAATCCTGGCACGCTAATCTTCAATACAACTACAGAAGTGTTGCAGGTTTGGGATGGTTACGCGTTTATAGATTTAACTAGCCATCGCACTTATCTGACAGGACTTTCTGCGACAGGTAGCGTTGGAAGCGTTACCGTAAGTACCCCGTAACATTTTTAATTAATATGCTGGCAGAAAAATTAGAACAAGAATATCAACTAAAAAACCTATTGTTAGGTTTTCCATCTGATTGGTTTATAGATCAAAATACTTTAGCTAAAACCAAAGAATCTTTACCAAAAATAATAGAATTTTACGAAAAAGATGGCGTTCTTGATTTAGAACATTTGCCTCTTGAAGATATTATTCAAGAGCCTTTAAAAGATGTTTATACACTTCCTTTGTTTTCAAAAAACTTTTGTAAGGTTTTATTAGATGAAATTCAGAATATGCAACAATATTTTGGTTTTTCTCCTAACAAAGACGAGGATGAGCTAAGACAAATACCTGAAATAGTATTTAGCGAAAGATGTCCTGATTTGCATCATTCGCTTATGCAGGTAGTTTATTCTGCTATTAATCCAATATTTTTAACTATTTGGAATAGACATATTACTGGCGGCAATATTCAAGTCGCTAACTATAATTTAAAAGACAAAAAACAAGGCGCTTGGCATCACGACGCCAGCGCAGATATTAGTATGGTAGTCCCTTTAAATACTGGGGAATACGAAGGTGGAGGAACTGAATTTTTAAAAAGAGGAACCGTTGAGCCACTTCCTACAGGAAGTGCTTTGATATTTCCTAGTTTTACACATATGCATCGCGGTTTGCCTGTAAAATCAGGCGATAGATACTTGCTGGTATTTTGGCTAACTTGCGACGAAGAAACAAAAAAATACTACGAACAAGCGAATAGATAAGGTAAAATCAAATGATGATGAATAAGATTGATAACAGCGGAATGGGAATCGCATCTCTAGGCAGAGACGAAGATAACTATCTTGCGCACGTTGCTAGAGGAGAGATGGTCGTTCCTCCAATCATTTCCGACGATACAAGACAAAGATTGTACAAAGAAATGATGGCTGTTGGTCTAGATCCAAACGAATATACCGTTGGCTCTGGTATGAGTATCAATCCTATTACAGGCCAGCCAGAGTTTGGATTTCTTAAAAAGATTGCTAAAAGCGTTAAGAAAGTCGTTAAAAAGGTTGCGCCAATCGCAGCTGTCATTCAGGGCCCTTGGCAACCGTTTGCTGCACTTTATCAAAAAGGTAACGCTGCTTTAAAACTAGCAAAAGGCGAGGGCGGTCTTGGCGATATACTTACGCTTACAGCTGGAGGAAACCAAAAAATATTTGGTAAAGGCGGAGCTTTAGATCAAATTAAATCCGGAACAGGAATACTCGATCCTAAATTTTTAGGAGAATCTCTTAAATTTGAAGCAGGATCTTTTGCAAGCAGTCCTTTAAAATATTTAAAAAATATAGGGCAAGGAGCCTACGAAGACTATACATCTCCATATAGATCTTTATTTGGAGGCCAACAAGCTCCAGAAGGATTAGAACCAATAATGGGTACTGATCCTAATACTGGCGCAACTGTTTTACAAGGTTACAAAGATGCTGCTGGAAATATGTATTCTGCAGATGAAGGAATGGCATTTATGTCAGGCGAAGGTGGTGGACTTTTAGGAAAAATTGGTCAAGGTATTGGGGGACTATTAGGAGGAGCCGGAGATATGGTTGGAAATATTTTTGGCGGCGCAGGAGGAGGCGGCGGTCTTGGTGGCTTGATGGACGGTAATATGGGAGCAGCTTTGGTAGCTGGTCTACTTGGTAAGACTGCATATGAATCTGCTAAAAAAAGAGAAAAAGGTTTAGCAGAAACTCCGCTTGTAACGATGGATCCTCTTGGTAGATACCAATTATCAAAAGCTTTAGGTACTGGCGGTACTAGAGAAGAGTTTGGTTTAGGACCAGCTCCGCAAGCTTTACAATTTAATATGGGGGGAGAGGCTAGACAATACTTTAGTAAAGGTGGTCTAGCGATGGTAAAAGAATTAGATATGCGCGATGGCGGCGAATCATCTGGACCAGGTACTGGAACTTCAGATGATATTCCAGCAATGTTAAGTGATGGCGAGTTTGTAATGACTGCAAAAGCTGTCAGAGGCGCAGGCTCTTTTACAACCAAAAAAACTCCTCAAGGAATAGAGCTTATAGGTGGTGGCAAATCATCTAGAGCAAAAGGTGTAAAAAATATGCGCGAATTAATGAATATTTTTGAGGCAATATAATGGCAGATCCAGTTAATCCAGTTTTACAAGATATTCAAAGAAAGGAAACGCTTTCTGATCCTTATTTAAGAGAACTGTATTTTGGTTCTCCTGATTATCCAGGGTTAATAGCAGAAGCTAGAAGAGCAGCTCAACAAACATTTTTAGATCAACCTCCAATACTAAGACAAACTGCTGGTCTATCTCCCTTAGAAGAAGCAGCCATTCAACAAGCATATGGTGGTATCGGTGGATATCAACCATACTTAAAAGCTCAAGAAGAAGCTATTCTCGGAGGAATGGGTATGCTTGGGCAAGAACGTGGTTTATTAGAAGAAGCTATTGGAGCGACTCGTAGAGCAGGAGAAATACAGCAACCTTATTTTGCGCAAGCAGAACAACAATATGGAGCTGGGTTACAAGGACTTATGCAAAGTCTTGGCAGACAAGGACCTTCAGCTAGAGAATACCAACAAGCTTCTTTACGTGGGTTTGACCCAAGATCTATTGGAGCTTTTTACGATCCTTTTGAGCAACAAGTAGTACAACAAACTATTCAAGACGTAATGAAAGGTGGAGCTCAGCAAGATATTGCCCAAAGAGCTAGAGATATAGGAGCCGGCGGATTATCTGCTTTTGGCTCTAGAGCCAGACTTGGCGCTGAAGAAAGACAAGCGGCTTTAGGAAGAGGACTAGGAGAGGCTTTAGCTGGAATCAGATCAGGAGGATATGGTCAAGCCTTAGGTGCAGCGCAAAGAGAATCTGAGTTTGGTAGAGGCGCTTTAGAAAGAGCGGCAGGTTTTGAAGCCGGTCTTGGTCAAGCAGCTTCCGCAGCAAGACGTGGATATGCTGGCGACATTCTTGGGTTGGGACAACAAAGAGGCGCTTTAGCAAGCGGTATAGGATCTGCACTTGCAGGTTACGGTCAACAACTTGGCGGTATAGGAGGAAGACTTGCAGGATTCGGAGGACAGTTAGGAGGACTTGGAGCAACTTATCAACAACTTGGACAATCAGAAAGAGGAGAGCTGATGGGTCTAGGTAGAGTACCAAGAGATTTAATGGAAACAAGACTTGGCAGAGAATACGAACAACAATTGGCTCAAAGACAAGCTCCTATACAAGCTCTACAGTTTATGAAAGGTTTTGCTCCTCAATATGTTCCAGGACAAACTACTATTGGAAAAACATATGGTTATCCTGTAGATCCTACTCAATATGGACTATCTACTTTCTTGGGAGCATATACCAGCATGTTGCCAGGACAACAACAATACAGTCAGCCGCAAACTGGACAACAGCAACAACAACAAGGCCAAACTCAACAAACTAGCGGCTATGGTGGGTATGGTGGTTATGGTGAATATATAGCGTAATGAATATATTAAATAGAAGAATGTTTCAAGAAGGAGGCGAAGCAACGCCTTCTTTTTCTGTTGTAGATCCAGGTAAAAGTGGAAGTTATTTTGGTGGAGCTCAATACTTAGGAGTAGTTCCAAAGACTACAAGAAGCGAAACATTCGATATTGTTCAAGACGATACAGGACAATTTTATGCAGACGATGGCCAATTTCTCATTCCTATTGATATGCGATATGGAAATACTCCTAGAGAAGCTTTAAAAAATGAAGAAATGGAAAAAGGCATTCAGTCTCTTGTTAATAGAGGTATAACTGCTGCTAGTTTAATAGCTCTTAAAAGACCAATTACTAGCACAAGTAAAGGAATTGGCGGTATGTTTTATAAGCCAAAACCTAAAGGGGTTGACTTTGTAATAACTCCAGCAGGGATTGAGGTAGCAACAAGTAAATTAACACCATTATCTAAAACTCTTTTAACTGGAGCTGGCTTGGGTGGAGCTTATTTATCAGGAGATGTTCTTGCAGATGCTGCAATAACAACTCCAGATGAAGAAGTCGAAATGCAAACAACAGATGATATTGCAGAATCTTTAAATGAACTATCTTCTCAACCATCTATAAAAACATCTACCGAAGTTGCAGAAGAAACTTCTACCGAGCCAAGTGTTGAAGTAAAAAACAGTAAAGTAACTACTGAAGAAGAAGAAGATGAAGTTGAAAAGATAATACAAGGAGAAGCAACTCCTCCAAAAAATTATCAAGCATCCTTTTTAGGAAATCCAAATTTTATAGGGCTTCTTAGAAATTTAAGTAAAGGATTGGCTACTTCTGAGACTATGTACGAAGGATTGGCTTTAGGCGCCGCAGGAGCAGCAGAGGAAAGATTTTTAACTGAGCAAGCAGAAATAAAAAGACTCGCTGATTTAAAAGCCGCAGAAGGCAAATCTTTTGAAGAAATACAAGAATTTATTTTAAAAGAAAAAATAAAAAATATTCCTACCAAGAAAGAACAGGCAGATGCTAAAGTTCAGCTTGCCGAGTTTGCAGATGCTTATGCAGAAGCAGATACAAGTGAGCAACTTTTTAATAATGTTTTAGAAATAGCAAGCAAAGAAGATATTGCTGGATTAGGGCCTGTAGCAAGCAGTTTATTTAAGGAATATATACAAAGACCTTTGGGTAGAAAGGTTCCTTTAACTGCAAGAGAAAGAGCAGTTAAAATATTAGAACAAATAGCAAACGGACAAATTAAAACTATAACCGGAGAAAGCGGAAGAACCATTTCAAATAACGATAGATTAATTGCTAAAGAACTTGTTGGTAATTTAAAAAATCCTCTTGTTTCTGTAGAAGATGTTATGGCAAGAATAAGTTTACAACTTACAACTGTAGCTCAAAGAAAGAAAAAAGCAAAAGATCAATACGATGCTTACGCTACATTCTTTACAGAAAATGGTCTTCAAATACCTATACAGCTTACAACTGATAAAATTGATACCAGCTTTGGATTGCCTCAAGCAGGAAGAGTAAGAATTAAACTACCTCCAAAACAATGATATACGAAATAGAACTTCCAGACGGCACTATTATTGAAGTCGAAGCAGAACCTGGAAGAGAGCAAGAAGCTATAGAATATGCAAGAAATTATTATGCTAAAAAGGGTGTAGGCGAAATAATTGAGCAAGAAGACTTTGATTACGAAACTGGTATTCAAAATAAATTTCTTAGAGCTCAGCTTGATATGGCTGAAGATATAGAAGAAAAAGAATTAGTACTACAACGTTACGCTGGATCAAATGGGTTTACTAGAGATACAAGGGGAAATTTGGCCATCACTCCTCTCGGCCAAAGAAGAATGGCTTCGCGTGGTTATCTACCAAAAGATCAAATTTCTGATAAAAACATTATTGTAGACGAAGAAGGATTTTCATTTGCAGATTTTGCAGACTTTGGCGGAACGTTAGGTCCTCTAGCCGGAGCTATCGCTGCTATGTCTCCGCATGGAAGACTATATAAAGCGCTTCAACCATTTTTAAAAGGCAAAAGATTAACAAATATTGCAGCTGCAGCTATAGGTACTGGAGGCGGTCAATTGGGCGAAGAAGTATTTGAAACGGTTCAAGGACTTCAAAAAGAATCTATTGGAGAGGTTGCTGGAGTAGTGCTTAAAGAAGCAGCAGTAGGTGGAATAGGTCAGGGTATCTTTGAGGGAGGTGGAGCTGCGCTTCACGCTTACTTGGGAAGAAAAGCCCCAATAGCAGATATAAATATTGCTAGAGCTATTGCATCTGGAGCAGATCCTGCAGAAGTTGAATTACTAAAAAACAGACTTGGCAGAATGCCAACTTATCAAGACATAAAACAAGCTCAAGCAGACGAAATTATAAAAACATTTACCGAAGCTGCTGTTTCGCAAAGAGCTTTAGGAGCGGCAATTCCCGGGAGATTTCAAGCAGCTGCTGAAACTATTTTTGGAAGAACTGAAAGAGATAAAAAATTAATTGCTTACGGAAATGAAAGAATACAAAACTTTTTAAAAGATTTGAATGACGAGACCTTAGATCTTCAAGCTATTGGAAATTCTTTTAGAACAGGTCAAATTACTAAAGGTGAAGTAGATGATTTTATTAAGCAAATGTCAGACGACGCCGCCAAAACAAACAAAGATGTTCAAGAATATGCTAAAAATGCTATTCAACAAATTGACGACGGAGC